CGGACAGTTTTCACGGACGACGGCATGGTCGAAGCCCTGAGAACCGCGTCTCCCGAAGTGCAAGAGCAGGCGGCGCAGTTGATCGAGCAGATGGAGGGCTTGCTCTCCGCGAACGCGAAGCCGAGGAAGAAAACGCGGAGTGAGTAACGGTTTTCACAACGTCCTCGGTGTTCCCCCGCCCAAGAAGCAGGGGCAGCTTCTCACCTCGACGCCCACCCTTTCCTGGGACTGGCAAGACCCTGTTGGCGGCTCGGGCAGCACGATCAGCCTTGATTACACGTTCCAGACCGCGACGACGACGCCTCCCGGCTCCGGCGCGATTCGACTGAACAACTCGAACCAGTCGGCTGCGACCCACATGTATATCTCCAGCACGACGCGGGCCGGAGTCGATGCGACGAACGCGCTCGGGGCAATGGAAATCGGGAACGACCTGTACGTCCAGGACGACAGTGACTCCACCCGCTTTTTCAGATACACGATCTCCGGCGAGCCTGTCCCGCAGGCGGGCTACTTCGACGTTCCGGTCACGTTCGATGTAGCCGGGACGACGCCGATTGCGAACAACGCGAACAGCGGGCTGCTTGTGATTTCACCGCCGATCCCCGGGCCTCCCGGAGCACAAGGCCCGGCCGGAACTCCCGGTGAAAAATGGTACCTCGGGACTGGAGCGCCGCTCTCTGCGACGGGGATCGTCGGTGATCTCTACCTCGACACCGCGAGCGGCGACTACTACGAGAAGACGGCTTCGACCACGTGGACGCTGAGAGGAAATCTCAAGGGGCCGACAGGATCACAGGGCGCGACTGGAAATCAAGGCCCGGCAGGGACTCCCGGTGAAAAGTGGTTCACGGGCGCGGGCGCTCCTGCTGGCGGACTTGGCGCTGTAAACGACTGGTACCTCGACTCGAATACGGGCGACTACTACGAGAAGACCGGTGCGACTGCATGGACGCTCCGAGGAAATCTCAAAGGCCCGCAGGGAATTCAGGGGCCGACGGGAGCAACCGGGCCGTCAGGCGGCGTTCCTCCGGGTGGAAATCCCGGAGACGCGCTCGTGAAAAAGACGACGACCGACTACGACACCCAGTGGGGGCCAGCCGGAGCGGATCTCGTCTACAACGGCGACTTCCCGACGAGTACGCCGTACACCGACGGGGATGTCGTCGTTTACAACGGGATCGCTTATCTCTGCGTGCGCCCCACCTCGGCTGCACCAACACCGTGGCCTGGCCCGTTGACTGCATTCGACGCCTCGGGTTTTCAGTCGAAGTCTGAAAAAGGTCAGCCGAACGGCTACGTCGGCCTCGATTCGGCCAGCAACGCTCAGATGCCCGGCTATGCGTACATCAACGGCGCTCAGGGCATTTTCATGAACAACCTGGGCGGCAATGGATACGGGATTATCTGGGCAAAGCGGACGGCAGACACTCAACCGAGGTTCATTCTCCAGGACGGCGGCATGGGCGGTGAGCCTGGTGCGGCGTTGAGGTGGGGGCCGGGCGGAACGACTGCACCTGACACGAACCTGTACCGCTCGGCAGCGGGCGCGCTGAAGACCGACGGCCACCTCTACGCGGTGGGCAACATCTTTCTCGCCGCCGACAACAACGCTCTCTACTTCGGCGCGGCGAACGACGCCTACATCTCCCGCTACGGAGCAGCGCAGCTTCAGACCAACAGCCACTTCCGCGTCAACGGCGGCGTCTTCGTTGACCTGAACGGGGCTGGCAACAAGCTCTACTTCGGTTCAGCGGCCGACACGAACCTGTACCGCGCGGCGGCGAACACGCTCAAGACCGATGGCGCGTTCCAGGCCGTAGGTCAGATCGTCAGTAACACCGTCGGTACCTTTTCCTACGGGGGTAGCACCGGCCAGGTTGGTATCGGAGACTTGAACACTTTCATCGGAGGTGGGTCGCGGGCCGGGATTGTCTTCTACGGCGCGACAGGCGACACGAACCTCTATCGTTCGGCTGCGAATACGTTGAAAACCGATGGCGCTCTGCTTGCGACGAATACTTGGGTGAAGATTGCTTCGGTCAACTACAACGGCGCGTCATGGGGCCAGACGATCACGATTCCGAGTGGAATCAAGTCCGTCATTTTCATCGGAAACGTAACTGTTCCCGCTGGTGGTGCAACAGGATTCTACTACAGGAGCAACGGAATTTCAGCGGCGTGCTACCAGTGCGAATACTCGACAGCATCGGGCAGCACTGTTACCTGCGGGCAGCAGATTGATAACCCGCAAGGACTCTGCGGAATTGCAAATGGTGACTGGTTGAATACCACTCTCGTCATCGTCTGGACATCCGTCGATATTCAGTGGTCGAACTGGGGATGCGTTTGGTTTTCACTTCTTTTCACCACTACGGGAGCCGGAGGCTTGCGCTTCGACTCTGGCGGCACACTCTGCCGAAATGCAAGCGGAGCGATGACGAGCCTCCAGTTCGAGGACGGCGGTGGCAGGAATTACACGATGCAGGGAACATTCTGGGGCATCCCGGTCTAAGGAGGAAAATGTATCGTCCATACAAGTTTCTTGTCGTGGCCGTCATCCAGGATGTAGACGATGACGGCGAGGTGGTCAACGAGTTCGCGTCCCAGGAGCCGACGGTCGTGTTCGGCATAAGGGGTCTGAAAACGTACGCAGACAACTTCGACGTGAGCAACCTGACCACTGAAAACCCACAGATGCAGGCGAACGGCGGGCCTCCTCCGGGAATCGCCGGGATGCTCGGTGGACTCGTAGGCGGCGCTCCGGGGCAGTAGATGTCAACGCCGAATCCCGCAGCGACCGACTGGGTGCCCATCTGGGCGCTTGCCAATCCGGCGTTTTCAGGCGATCTCGTTTACAAGGGGGCATTCGCAGCCGGGTCGTACAAGGACGGCGACATCGTTGTTTCTAACGGTGTCACGTACATCTGCGTGCGGCCGACGAGCGCGACTCCTGTCCCTTGGCCTGCCCCGGTCTACGATCTCTCGTCGTACCAAGCGAAGTCTGAAAAAGGTCAGGCGAACGGGTATGTCGGCCTCGACGGTGGCAGGAGCATCAACATTCCTGGCTGGGTCGCATTGAATCAAGCGAGCGTTGGCACGGTTGCATTTGCATCCGCTGTCACAGGCGATACTGCAAACCGCTTCTACGTCACGAACGATGGGAAAATCAACTGGGGCGTAGGAAATATTGCGACAGACACGAACCTCTACCGCGTTGGGGCGGGCATCCTCCAGACGGACGGAATCATGCAAGCTGGTACGCGCTTTGATGTAATTCGAGCAGCGGGGTCGGGCGCGTTCGCGGCGAGGGAAACGGCGGGCGAGCAGCATCGCATCCTCATCGACGTTGACGGCAAGATCCAATGGTCGGGTGGTGGTGCGGGCGCACTCGACACGAACCTCTACCGCTCAAGTGCAGGTGTGCTCGCGTCTGACAATGCTCTTCTCATCAAGGCCGCGAGCAGTGGGTTGAGGGTCGGTAGCTCCGGAAGCGATGCAACGCAACCGGGAGTGCTTGTATCGCTTTACAACGACCCGTTCTGGCGTTTTCAAATTCGATACGACGGTATGCATCAATGGGGGCCGGGAACGGGTGCGATAGATGTGACGCTCTACCGGACGGCGGCGAAGTCTCTTGCGACCGATGGCTTTATGCGGATCGGGGCGAATTACACATCTGCGGGATCACAGAGCGCTCTTGTCCTCTCGGTCACGACTGCACCGGCTGATCCCGATTTTCAGATCAACCCTCCTCCGGTCGGGACACACGTCTATGGAACGATAGGTCACAAGCTTTGGGTGAAGTGCAGTGATGGTGTCTGGCGTTCGGTGGCGCTCACATGAGCACGCCCGATCCATCCGTTACCGACTGGGTGCCGCTGTGGGCCACGCAGCAACCTGCCGATCTCAGCGTTTACCAGACACGCTCTGAAAAAGGTGCAGCGAGTGGATATGCCGCGCTCGATGCAGGCTCACGTGTCCCGAACGCTTCGTTGCCGGATCGAATCGGCCCACTCGCTGCGGCAGTCCCAAGTAACGACCTAAATCAAGCGGTAGACAGCGGGTGGTACGTTTTCTATCCAAACGCGACGAACGTCCCGACGGGGTTGACCGACTACGGAATTCTTTTTGTAATCGACATCGGCGGTGGAAATATTCGGCAAGTCGCACGCCACTACAACGGTGATGCCGTGTGGGAGCGCCGGTCGAGCGGCGGCTTTGGACAATGGCAGGCATGGTTCCAAACGTATCCGACAACCGAGGCGAGCCTGCCTCAACGGTTGCGGGTGCAATCGGTGTACGGGATCGACCTGAATACGGTTGGAAATGGCTGGGCGGCGTTCGACCCATCGACGCCGAATGCACCCGCAAGTGCTTACGGGTATGTTTTCACAATCGGCCTTAGCATCGGCGACAATCGCCGTCAGTTCGCGTGGCAGTACAACATCCCGAAGGCAGCACGGCACTTCGGGATGTGGCATTGGTCACGGCAGATGTTCGACGGTGGTGCCTGGGAGGCGTGGCAGGCAAGTGACACCGGCTGGCTTTCATTGGGAAAGCAAGCTGGATGGACGGATTATGGTGGCGGCAGTACGGTCTACGGAATAGCGCGCTATCGAAAGGTAAATGGAATCGTTTACGTCCAGGGGCTTATTGCAGCGCCGAGTGATACGGCGCTCGGGGTATCAATTGCAGGGCCGCTTCCTGTTGGCTACCGGCCGTCCCAAGACCTTCTTTGCCTTGTGGAAACGGCCACTGGGCCTGCGCGCATAGATATTCGTGCCGCTGATGGCAATATTACACCGTCTTCGCCCGGAGCGCCCGCCGGTTGGTCAGGTTGGTGCTCAATCAATTTCCCACCGTTCCTGGCGGATCAGTAATTCAACCGGTTGGTGATAGGAGGAAAATGTTTGTCAACATAGCAATCAATGTCACGCAAGACGACAAGTGGCAGGAGAAGACGGCCGAGGAAATCCTCGTGATGCTCGGTGGCGATCCGACGAAGGATTCATGCACGCTGACGGTGACGGGAACGTCCTCGTCCAGCCCGCCGCCGCCCGAGGTGCCAGGAGCGCCTGTATGAAAATCTTGTCCTGGGTCGGAGAGCAGTTTTCAGACCTGAGCCGTTCGCTCTGGCCGTCCTGGGGCGGGTCTGCTCTCCGTTCCTGGACGCAGGTTTTCACGATCTCGTTCTGGTCGAATCGCAAGCCGCAACGCTCTGTCGTCAACTACGACTTCTGCCGTCGCCTCTACCGCAGCGAGTCGGACATCTGTCTCGGGACAGGCTTTGCGAAGCCCATTGTGGATCTCCAGACGGCGTTCATCGGCATTCCCGTCGTGAACACTGAAAACGAGGCGACGAACGACTTTCTCAATGAGTGCATCAACGTCTACTGGCTCGATGAAATCCAGCAGATGCTCCGCGACTCGATCAGGGACTCGAAGGTCGTCGTGCGAATTCAGCGTCCCGACATCCTCGACCCGCTGATGACGCTGGACGAGGCAGAGCACTGCACTCTTGAAATCATCCCGCCGGAGTTCGTGACCATCGAGTACGACCCGCGTAACAAGCGGGTGATGCAACGGGCCATCGTCACTCACACAATGTTGTTCGTGAAGGACAAGGGAAATCCGGCGACCGGCCAAGATCCGACGACGGAAGAGCACACCGTTCTTGAAATCATCGATCAGAACGGTTTTCGCTTCTGGGATCAGAACGACAACGTGTGGCTCACGGATCTCCAGTCGAGCAACCGATACGGGTTCGTGCCGCTCCTGGAAGTTTTCAACGAGTGGGACGCGAGCCTCCAGTCGGGCCAAAGTGATTACGAGGCCGTGTTGCCGTTCATGGAGGCGTTCGCCCAGGTGCTCCAGCAGGGACTCCAGGCTCACAAGTACCACTCGACTCCCAAGGTCGTCATGAAATTGCAGGACGTGGCTCCGTTCATCAAGAACAACTTCCCGGAGGCGGTAGACCAGACGACGGGAGAGATCGTCCCTCACGCTGAAATCTCCTGGCGCGGTCGAGAGATCCTCTTCCTCCAGCAAGGTGACGAGATGGCGTTCCTCGAAGCGCGCTCCGTGCTCGGAGACACGACGGCGCTCCTGGAATTCCTGATCGACTGCATCTGCATTGCGGCGCAGACGCCGGAGTGGGCGTTCATGCGGGTCGCGTCGGGAACGGCGAACTCCGACCGCAACGCGCAGACCGTCCCGTTCCTGAAAAAGATCGACCGCAAGCGCCGGATGTTCCAGCGGCCGATCCAGGAGCTTCTGAAAATGGTGCTCGTCATGTCCGGCGACATCCCCGTTCGAGCGAATCTCGCGTGGGAGATGGCGCGGCCCGACGATCTCGTCGTCCACATGCAGGCGTTCCAGCAACTCGTGATGGGGCTGGAAGTCGCTCTTGCGTCCGGTGAAATCTCGGACGAGACGTACATGCGGATGATTAAGGAATTCCTCCCGGCGATGAAATCGATCAGTCAGGAGAAGAAGGACGCCGATGCCGACAAGGCAGCGCGCCAAGCCGCTCTTCCGCAGGTTCAGGTTCCTGCCGGTCTGCCTCCGGCACAGATTTCAAACCGGCCTCCTCCGGTCGGCCCGACTCGCCCAGGCCCGGCGGTGAGAGCATGAGGACGAGGAGCCACGTTCCGAGGATCGGCCGTAGACGCTCGATTCGTGCGAAGAGGAAAAAGGTCGGAGGACTGAATCCGACGAAGCTGGCGGCAGCCAGAGCGAGAAGACGGAGAAAGAAGTGATTTCATGGCCGCAAAGAAGAAGTGGATCAAGGGAGCGATCAAGCGCCCCGGTGCATTTCGAGCCAAGGCAAAACGCGCGGGCCGGAGTACGAATGCCCATGCGCGGGCCGTGCTCAAGCCGGGCAGCCGGGCAAGCACTCGCACGAAGCGACAAGCCGCGCTGGCGTTGCGGTTGAGTAAAATGCGGCGCAAGCGGACGACGCGCAGACGGAAAACGACGAGCCGGAGGAGGCGATGAAAGAGAACATCACGAATTTGGTCGCTCGCACCCCTCTGAGAACGACGATGGGGCTGGGAGGAAGCCGCAGGACGCTTTTCACATACGCGACTGCGCCGCAGTTGCGCGGGACGCGAGTGCTCAGGGGAACGATGCGGGCCAAGTCAAATATCGGGATCGGCAATCCGATCCCGCAGATACCGCCGCCCGATCCGATTCCCATGCTCACGTCGCTCCAACCGGATTCGAGCGGTTCCTGGGATGCGGAGATCCGTATCCTTGGCTCGAATTTCACAACGAGTTCGGTCGTGCTCGCGAACAATCAGGTCGTGCAGAACGTGACGTACATCTCGGCCAGTGAGCTTCGCGTCGTCGTGCCCGGTATTCACCAGGCCGGGGTCTATCCGGTGAAAGTCCGAAACGGTAGTCAAGAGTCCAACGCCCTATCGTTCACGGCATTTTGACAAGTCGCCCGGTTTACATCATCGTTCTCGGCGTGATCGCGCTCTGCGGGATTCTCTCCGCTGCGTTCGCGGCAAAGCTCGACTCGAACACGACGGTCATCACTGGGGCACTCGTCGTTGCAGGCGTTGCAGTCGGCGCTCTTGCGACGATGGCGAGGGATTTTCACGAGGAGATCGAATATCCGGCCACGAGGCCGTATGCGGTAACGCACGAGCGCGAGCCAGTCGGAGGCTGGCCGCAGCACGGTTGGCCCGAACCGGAGACAAAGCCCAATCCGACCGTCGAATGAAAAAGAAGCAACCGAAGCCGCAGACTCCCAAGAAGAAAACGTATTTCAAGGGCAAGAAGGGAAGAACGAATGGCCGACTTGAGAATCCTGATGATGCCGCACAACCGCAACAAGGCCGGAGGCAAGACGGTTTTCAAGCGCTCGGTCTACCGGGTGGTTCACTCTCCGGCCGGAATTATCCGTAAGAGGTAGAGAGGAGGAAAATGGCAAGGATCCTGAGAGCGACCAATCCGCAGAGTCCCAGGACTCCTCGCGGCGCGCAGGGCAACATCCGCAGCGGCTCGTGGCACGACCCGAGTCAGTTGACGCGGAGGACGACGGGCGCGAGAACGTCCGTGCGTCGTCTGTTCGCGGTCGATCCGACGGTGAGCAACACGTTTTCACCGGTCATGAACCAGTTCACGAACAACCCGAACAAGCGGTTCGACCCGTCGCGTGCTCCGGGCACAGTTCGCAGGCTCGACGGCACGCCGGTTCCGCCGCAGGGAAATCCCAACGCGGGGCACCAGAAGGTCATCCGTTACAACAATCAGATGCGGACGGGCGGCAAGCGCATCGTTCGCAGTCCGGCGGGCGGGTTCATCCGCAAGGTCAGCACGGGGTAGGAAAATGGACGACATCATCACCGAGGTATTCGAGACGGTCGTGGAGATGACGACCGACCCGAATGCCGTCGTCCAGATTTCACCCGATCTCCTGGCCCGCATCACCGAGGGCGACGACGATCCCCGCTTCGCGACGTTCGTGATCGAGTCCGGCTGGAGCAAGTCCCGGCGGTTCTGGGGGCCGGAGCTTTTCAACGACGTGGCAGCGGAGATGAACCAGGCGGCTCTGCAAGAGCCTGTCGTCGGCTACCTCGGCCACATCAAGGAGGAGGACGACCCGTTCGTCTTTCCTGAAATTCAACTCCAGTGGGTCGGCGCGAAGCTGACGAAGCTGGGCGACAAGGCCAGGCTCGCGGTCAAGGCGTACGTCCTGCCCGGAACGAAGGGTCGGGAGTACCTGCGGCGCGGGCTTGTGAAAACTGTCTCTTGGCGTGGAAAGGTCACGCAGGAGCGGTTCGAGCAAGGAGTGAAAATCAAGAGCTTCGCCATCGAGAGCATCGACCTGGCCCGGCCGCGTACGGCGGGCATGTCGGCCAAGCTCGTCGGCGCGCTCACGAGCGAGATGGAAGGAGGAAACGACTTGAAGCCAGAGGAAATCGCGGCTCTCTCGCAGAACGAGTTGCGGGCGCACAACCCGACGCTCGTGACGGAGATCGAGACGGCCGTGAAAACGCCCCTGGAGACGAAGGTGTCCGAGATGGAAGGGGACGCGGCGGCTGTGAAGCCGACGCTCGATCTGATCCCGGATCTCCGCAAGCTCCTCGGGCTGGCGGACGACACCGACGACGTGACCGTGATCGGCGCGGCGCTCACGTCGATCCCCAACGCGGGTCGCACCGTTCGCGACTCGATCCTCGATACCGTCCTGGCGAAGAAGTTCAAGGACGAGGGGACGAAGAAGCTCGTCGCTCGCCTGATCGTGTCGGAGCAGGAGGACTTGCGGAATTTCAAGGCGACTGGGGATTCCGCAGCCGACGAGAAGGCCGTCTCCGAGATGGTCAACGTTTTCATCGACTCCGACGAGTCCATCAAGGCCCAGGTGTCCGAGATGGAGGGCACGCCTGCATCGCCTCCGGGTGTCGAGCGCACTCGCGGCGGTCGGCGCGAACTCAAGCCGGGCATGACAACCTCGCGGATCCGCGTCCGCTCGGCTCGGTAGGAGAGGAGGAAAATGTCAACCACGAACGACACTCCTCGCAAGAAGACCACCTCGCGCGCCGAGGCCGGTCTGGTCGAGGAGGACTACGAGGCTCAGCCGCAGGACGAGGCGATTTCAAACCAGGAGCAGATCGATTGGGAGGCCCAGGAAGAGGCGGGCGCACTGATCGAGACGCTCCAGTCGAGTCGCGTCGTCTCCGGCATGAGCGAGGAGGAGCAGAGCATGGACTTGACTCCGGCTGTCGTCGGCCCGCCCGCGTACGGGTCGCCCGATCCGGTCACGGCGGCGGGGCGGCTGCTTCCGCTCGACCAGCATCCCTTCAACCCGAACAACCTCCCGGAAGACCACCCGGCGCGCACGAGCGACGATTACGGCAAGGGCTACGACGCCGCCATCGCCGCTGCCGATCTCGGGTTTTCATTCCCGGGCACGTCCGGCCGCACCGACCTGGAGCGCGACATGGCGGGCACGGGCGAGGAGGGCGCAGGCGCAACGGCAAGCACGGCGCAGTACGACTCGCAGACGCGGGCCGATCTGCTCGCGGAGGCCGAGTCGCGTGGCCTGACCGGACTCTCGAACGCGACGAAGGCCGACATCATCACCGCGCTCGTGGAGGACGACGCCGCCGCGTAGCGTTTTCATGAAAATGCAGCGTTGATGAGCAAGAAAGGAGTTGGGCGATGGGTCAGTTGAAGCACGACGGCAGGGCAACCCAGAACGGTGTCACGTTCCCGGCTGCTCAGGCCATCGTCAAGGGCGATCTCTACCGCGTGAACAACTGGAACGGGTTCGCGTTGAAAACCATCGGCGCGAGCGACACGATCCGGGTCGCGGACATGGAAATCGCCCCCGACCGCATCTGGTACATCAAGCTCCCGGCGGCGCTCTCTCCGGCTGCGGGGGACGTGCTGTACTGGACGACCGGCGCGGGGTTCAAGCGCGGCGACACGGATCTCTCGGCAACCGTCGCGGGATCCCCGGCGTGCAAGGTCGAGGAAATCAAGGACGCAAACGGCTACGCCGCCGTGCGCGCTCTCAACATCGGCTAGGCGAAGGGAGGGAAAATGGCAAAGGCACAAGGCGTCCTCGTTCCCGAAGCGTTGACGATGGACTCGATCACGAAGCGCGAGTCGGGCGGGCGGATGCGGATCGGGCACGACGGGCGCTTCGGCCCGCTCTCGGGCGGGATCGCTCTCGCGGATCCGGACAATTTCATCGACCTGAACCACCGGCGCTGGGTCGCAGGCAGGTCGGTCGGTGAAATTGCGACGGTGCAACTCGTCTCCGCTGCGGAGATGGAGGGCCGTCTCGTGGACGAGTTCCTCCGCGATGCGCTGGAGATCGATCTCCTCGAATCCGTCGGGGAGATGATTACCACGTCGGACGGCGCGATGGATCTGCTCGAAAAGGTGCGGATCGACATCGACCAGGGACTCGCGACCGTGCCGATCCTCTACACGCCGCTGTACGAGCGTGTAAACGGGCCGTTCCCAGGCGGCTCCGTGCAGATCGGCGGCGACGTGGTGTTCGACGCGAACGTCGTTTTTCAGGAGAAGTTCGAGGCCGGTGAAATCATCTTCGGCTCGCTCGCCAAGGCCGGAGTGCCGTCCTTCGTTCCGATCTCGACGTACGCGGCAGGGTTCGAGTGGACGGAGGACATGATCGAGTACGACCGCTCGTACGAGATCGGGATGAACGCGCGGGCTTTCGGCCGCTCGTACAATTACCTCCTCAACCACCTCCACCTCTCCCCGATCATCGCCTACTCGTACGCGGGCGGGAACACGACGGGTGCGGTCACGGGCCAGGGATCGCTCGTGGCGAACACGCTCGTCCAGTTCCAGAACGCATACCGGACGGCGGCGACGGCGCTCCCGCAGCGCGTTCCTTCCTGGATCCTCGCGAACGAGGCGGATCGTTTTCAGATCGAGGACTCGCTGCTCACCCCGGTCATCGACGCGAACGGCAACCCGCTCCGGCGCGTGCCGGTCACCGGGATCATCTACTACAACGGCGCGACGGTCACGAACGGGATCAAGTCGTACGTCTACCCGGGCGTCACGGCGGGGACGTGCTATTTCATCATGCCGCAGCTTCGCATGAAGGAACTCGTCCACCACGATCTCCGGATCGACATCGGCCCGGCGGACATCTCCCGGCTCGTGGAGGGGCAGCAAGTCGCTCGTGCGCGCCGAGGGCTGTACCTGGACATCCCGAACTCCGTCCAGAAGATCACGCTGTCCACGTCGCCCACGTAGGAGCGATGAAAATGGCGAGGAAAAAGAGAAGAGCACCGCTGAGGCCCAAGTCGCTCAAGGGGCTGAAAGGCCCGTTGCGCGCACACTGGAAGAAAAAGGGGGTCAAATGAGCATCCGGAGGGTTTGCCCGAAGCCCTTCGGACGCTCTGAGAGCCTCCAGGAGCCTCAAGGGGTATCCAGAGCCGTTCTGACGCCCGAAAAGGCTCAGATCGGCTCTGGTGGCCCCGCAGCGACCCGTCTGGTAGGGTCGAAAGCCGTCACGCGCCCAGGGGGTGAATAAATGGCCGTCGCCGTCCGCCTAGATTTCACTCCTCCGGGGATTCCGGAGGTTGTGAAGCTCCACATCGAGGAGGCAGCAGCCAGTGCTGGGCCGTTTTCAGAGATCGAGGCGGTAACGGCCGTCGGAACGTACCCCGGATACATCTCCTACTACACGACGATACTCGCGAATTCAGCGACCGACTGGTTCCGGATCCGCTGGGAGACGAGCGAGGGTGTTTTCACCGATTATTCGGAACCGTGGCAGGGAGGGACGACGCTTCTTGTCAACGAGATCGTCAACCGGGTGCTCCTGCGGAACGCGACGCTCAATGAAATCGTCGTCACTCAGGAGGCGGCGGCTGTCGTCTCCGAGGTTTTCAATACGCAGGATCCCTACTCGCTCCTCGTCACGGACGCGACGTACGTGCAGTTGCGCGGTTGTGTAAACCTGACGCTCGCACGCTCTCTCGTCGCGACGTACCTCGCGAGCGGCGGGACAGTCTCCGGCTTCACGGCCGGACTCGTCTCGATCAAGGCGGGCACGACGAGCACGGATCCGACGAAGACGATCAAGGCGCTGATCGACGCGGCGAACGAGGATCTCGGCCTCTACTACTCCGTCGTCCTGCTCATGGCCGATGTTGAAAACGGTCTGGCCTGCTGCGGCGGCAGTAATGGAAGCCTTCACGGCGTCGATCTCACGCGCTCCGTCGCGATGATCGACTACGGCGAGGTGAATCGTTGAGCACGATCCCCGCGATGAACGCGCTTTTTCAGACCAACGCCTCGGTGGCTCGGTACTTCCGTTCGTCAGGTACGAGTGTTGCTTGTCCATGCAACACACCGGAGGACTTCCGCGATCCGGAATTTCATCTTTCGTTCGCCGGTTATGGCCCGCAGAGCTACGTCTCTTCGCCGGGGAATATCCCTGCGAACACGGCCGTCTCGTACGTCTTCGTGGGAATGGGGGCCGGTGGTGGAGTACCGATGTCTCCGGCCATCCTCTTTCCGCGTGGAGGAGCGCAGATTGTCGAGAACTTCGATTTTCAGGTGGCTATCGACATGCGCTGGCCGGAGGGAAAGGCTGGCTTCTCATCGAGTGCCCATTTTCAGATCTGGCGCATCGTGAACGCCGTCTACACGTTCTGGGGCGACATCGCATACGGCAGTCAGACGTGGATCGATGACAACAACCCCATCGGTGGAAATCCTCCGTACGTCGAGCCGGTGATCTGCAACGAAGCCGGGCAGATCATCCAGACCCCGGTCGATGTCTCTGTAAAAGCGTTCGTGCAGCCGATCCAGTCAACGAGGGCGACGAGGCTCTCGACGGAATACCTCCAGGAGCTTTTCGGGATCATCGAGGCGGACGATCATCTCGGGATCTTCCCCGTGCAATGGGGCGGGGTCACGCTGGATTTCAACGACTGGAGTCAGAGCGGCGACGATTTCATCGAGTACAACGGGCAGCGTTTCTACGTCATCAACGCGAACATGATCCCCGATCCCGGTGATGGAAATCCGGAGCATCACTGGGAACTTGGCCTAAGATTGATCAGATCGGACGGGCTGGGGACGTAATGGCGCGCTTCGTCGGATTTACACCAGGACGCGGCTTCGGTGGGCTAGTTGAAATCACGCCCCAGTCGATCAAGGCGCTCGAAGAGTACATCCGCTGGATGGAAATCGAGGTGCCACAGAAGTTGCCAATCGAGATGAACAAGCTCGTCGCGTACATGGCGTACACGAACCAGAGCTTTGCCCGGCGGATGGCGTACGGCCCGTACGATCCTTCGGCCCACCATCCGGAGCTTGCGTGGCGCAGTCCGGCTCAGGGGATCCGTCGAATTACACAGCGGTATTACCTCGGCTGGCGGGTCAGGAAGATCGGGATGGCCCACTACATGCTCTACAACTCGTCGCGGGAGGCGTATTTCATCGAGTTCGGTGTCTCCCGTGTCGGCTTCGGTGGTAGAAGGGACGTTCCCTTGCGCCGGATCAGGCGTCCGGTCAGGAAGCTCTCGCTTCTGAAAACGCTTCGCTTCATGGCGCAGACGCAGGCCGCGCATCGGATCTGGGCGGACATGTTCACGTCCAGTCATGCGGTCGGTGGGTTTACACAGAACGTCCAGGCTCCGAAGGGCGGGCATTCGATCTTCGGCGCATGGGGGATCCCGAACGAGGGCAGCGGCTCGTTTACAGGGCCGACGCTCGGGAGGACGTTGCCGTGACGAAATACGACCCGGAGCAATGGCTGGAGACGACCGTTCGCTGCATGAAGGAATATCTGGAGCAGGAGTTTTCAGAATCCGTCTCGGATGGATCGATGTACGTCGGAGATCAGGTGTACGAGATCGTCGCTGAATTTCCAGGCCCGGCGCTCGACATGGGGAAGATTCCTCTCCACCGGACTGTAATCCACTTCGAGATCGATGACATCATCAGCCGGATCATCGGCTTCGGTGACGGTGTTCTCGACTCGACGTACGACAACACGACGGGCCAGGTCACGGGGCGCACGGGTGAAGTCCACCGGATTTTCATGGACGTGGGAATCTGGGCATTCGACGCGAGCGGCGGAACGACTTCCCGTCTGCGCGCGAAGCAGATCCTCCAGAGCGCCCTCGGCGGCGCACGGGGGATCAAGAGAGTGCGCTCGTTCTCGGACGGCGGCGACTCGACCATCGACGTGATCGGTTTTTCAGGCGGGCACTTCATCCTCGACAAAGTGAACGACATGACGTGCTACCGGATGGTCGATTGCAATCTCGAACTGCGCGTTTTCAGTCGCGATCCGCTCAGGCCGGACATGACCGGCCCGGCAATCGAGGAGATCATCATCGACCCGAACATGAAAGTCGATGAAAATGGAACACTCATCGATCTGAACGACGGCCCGTACACACTGCAACCACGACCATGAAAACGAGAGAGGAGGACTAGATGTCAACGGTTTTGCTCGACCCTCGTGTCATCGACGCGAGTACCCTCATCCCGAAGGCGACATCCGCGATTTACCTCCAGCCAGCGGTCGAAGGCATGGCCGACTCGGCGGGAACTGCAAATGTCGCCGTTCCGACGACGATCACCCGGCTCGACCAGGCCGCGACCGCGTTCGGTTCGGCCTCGACGCTCTACAAGATCATCAAGTGCCTGCTCGACCGTGGCTCCGGCCCGGTGATCGCAGCAGCGTCCGCGAAGGGAACGACTCCGACGCTTATCCAGCGGCAGGCGACGTGGGAGAAATTCGAGTCGGATGAAAACATCCGGCTTCGGCTCACGGACTCGGAAGTGCAGGCAGACCTGACCGCGTTGTCTGTTTCCTGCGCGAATGCCGATCAGCTTTACAACAAGCAGATTTGCCTTGTCGGACTCACGTCGGGAACGACGAAGGCGAACCTGCTCTCAGCGGCGACGGCGATCACGAGCGGCGGTGAAATCCCGGCGTCTCGCACGTGTCTCATTGGCCCCGGCGTCTACGACCAGGCGGGCGCGCTCCAGGGCGGCTCGTACGCGGCGGCAGCCGTCGCGGCCGAGGTGTCCAAGAACGCAGACCCGGGGAACGATCTCGATCTCTGGGACATCCCGCTCCTGCTCGGCGTCGAACTCGACGCTTTCGGCCTTCCCGTTTTCAGAAGGAAGGTTGTCTCTGGCACTCCGACGAACGACTACGAGGATCTGCTCCAGGGCGGCGTCTCTCCGCTCCAGCCGTCCCGCGTGGCCGGGGGAGTCTCCACGACGCACCTCCGCACCGCGTACACGACGAACACGGCGTGGGACTCTGTTTACACGCGCATCATCGTGGATCAGATTTTCATCGACGTGAAGGCGTACATCTACGACGGGAACTTTTTCAGGGCCGGGAACACGGACGCCACCCGGGCGAGCATGAGGAGCGGAGTCGCATCCCTCCTCGACGCACGGCGCACGTGGATCAACCCCGTCCAGCAGGCCGACGGAACGCTCGGCTACAACGTCACGGCCGTCCCCTCGACGGATTTCAGACAGGTCACGGTCGGCTACGAGGGCGTCGTCGTGCGCGGGATCTCGACGGTCAAGGTCGCCGGGCATCTGACGATCCCGGTCTAAGGAGGGTTGAAAATGCCTTGGCTCCAAGCACTCACGGCCGTCGATCTCGGGATCAAGTTCGAGAGCGGCAAGGACTTCGCGACGACGCAGGAGATGACGGAGGAATTCCGTCAGGAGGTGGCCTATCAGGGCGCGTTCGGCAACGACGGCCCGGTCATGCGCCGCGTCCGCCAGGCCGACGAGGCGACACTCTCGTTTTCATGCATTCTCTTGAAAGAGGGGGTCGCGAACAAGCTCAACAGCGAGGTGTACCTCAGAAGCCTCCGCGACTTCGAGATCCAGACGAAGCGCGGCGACCTGATTTCAACCTACCCCGGTTGCAACTGGAACCGGATCTCGATCCGCTCGACGCTCGATCAGGTCACGCTCGACGCGGACATCACTGTCCCCGGTTACTCGGCCCCGACGTTCAAGACGCCTTCCTTCTGAAAATGGACAGGCGGGTGGAAGAGCTTTTGGAGCGCGGCGTGACCGCGCTTGAGAAGCTCGCACAAGACGAGATCGAGCTACAGGTGGAGACGAAGCCACCCGTCTGCCCGCACTGCGGGAGGATGAACCCAAGCGTCAGGATCGAGATCAACGGAGACGGCCCACTGGCGCAGTTTTTCATCGCGGCCCACTGCCTCTCCTGCAACAACGTGTTCTACGTCTTTCCGCTCCAGTACGAGACGCTGAGAACGGTAGATGAGGTGAGGCAATTTACAGAGGAGAAGGTGAACCTTGGCGGTTTCGGCCCGAACGGGAATGACAACTAAGGACAGGATCAGGGAACGCAGGCTCGACCGGATGCGGCTGGGCCAGGCGGCGTGCGAGTTCGTCACGCTTCCGTCGGATCCTGAAATCCGTCTCTGCATGATTCCGCTCACGGAGGCGGAGTACATCCAGGCGCTTGAAAAAGTGCGTGAACTCAACGCGGAGGACAACCTCGCCGGGATGGCCGTCAGAGATCGGATCCAAGCGCAGGAGATCATCGTCCGTGCGGTACGCGAGGAAAAAGATCTCACTCTGCGCGTCTACGACACGACGGATGAAATGCTGGAAGATCTCGAAGTTCAGGACATCGATGAGCTTTGGGATCGGTACATGGAGATGGTCGCACGTTCGTCTCCTTCAATCGACGGGATTCCAGAGGAGGAGTTTGAAAACCTAAAAAAAGCCTTGCAGGCGATGGATTGGAACGAGCTATCTGGGCGACAATGGTACGCAGCGAGACGCTTCCTTATGTCGATCACGCCCGCGCCACTCCTGGACAACTCGCCTGGGTTTACCTCAACCAGCTCATCGACTACGACGAGCGAGTAAGGAAAATCCATGTCCATTGTCTGCCAAAGTGGAAACAGGATCGTTGCGAAGTCTGTGGCGAGCCGGTCAACGACGTTCTCAAGCTTCCGACAGAACTACAGGACAAGGTTTACAACCCGTCCGTGGACGGCGACCTGGAGAACGTGGAAGTGAAAATCTACAAGGAACCTGATTTCGAGATGGAAGGGGATCAGGAGCCTCCTGAGTTCGAGATAGACGCATGAGTTCGATCAACCAGACAATTTCAACCCGCTTCGTCGCGTATGGCGGAAACGTCATCGCGACGATGGGACAGATGTCCTCTGCCACTCGTGGGTGGATGGGGCAACTCGACCAAACGTCGCGGATGTCGGAGCGGATCAACAACCAGTGGAATGCGATCCGGACGACGATGCGGTATGCAATTGCAGGCCAGGCGGTTTTTGGTCTGACGCGGATGGTCGGACAACTCCGGGAAGTGCAAACGCAACTCGGGCTGATCCAGGCAATCGGATCGCAGCCAAGCGGAGCGCCGTTTTCAACTGAACAGGTCACGCGAATGGGAGTTGACCTTCAAGGGGCGGCCGCAGGTTCAATTACATCGATCAATGACATGAACAACGCCGCGATCAACTTCCTTTCGACGGTTCAGGAAGTAGATCGACAGAAGCTTCCTGACATCCTGAAAAACATTGCCCGTGGAGCACAACTGACACAGACGCCCATCGAGGATCTCACCCAGCTTGTCACGACGATGAATATCGCATTTGGCCGTCCAAACAATGCAACAAACATCCAGCAGAACGTCGCCTCTTGGTTCCGGCTGATTCAGCTTGCCCCGGGCGGTATCAAGGCAGCGCCGGAGCTTGTAAAGGCGATTCCAAATGTCTCGACCGTTTTTCAACAAGGACTTCAACAAAATCTTTCTCAGCGAGGAAGGGGCGTGGCTCAAGCACAGATGCAAGCGTTGATCCTTGGTTCGCTTCGCTTCGGTGCGACTCCGGCGACAGCGATGCGTGGGCTGGCCTTTTTCCTTCAATCGTTGGAGACACCCGCAACTCCTCGTGCGGCGAAGGATCTGGCTAGCATCGGAATTACACCGCAGTCCGTCCGTCGGCGTGGGATCTATGCGACGACCCTTACATTCCTGCGGCACATCTCTGGAAATCTGTCGAAGCAACAACTCTCGGCGATTCAGGGCATCCCAGAGGAAAACCTGACCGAAGGGATGAATTTGCCCGGTGTCTCTCCGTCGCAGATGACATTCCTTCGCTCGTCGCTCGGACGAATTCACGCGATCCGTGCGGCCATCGTGCTCGCTTCACAGCTTTCGCGACGTGGAAATGTCGCAAGTCTAGGCGAGGATCTCCAGACGATCCTCCAAGAGCGTGAAAATGCAGGAACGGACGCATCCAGGATGGCCCGTGCCTGGCAGGACTACTCGCAGCGAGCGCGGCTTCAAGACATGGCAAACCGGGTCAACATTATGCTCCTGCAACTCGCGCAGAGCTTCGAGGGGATCTTGAATTTCTTCGCGACGAAAATCGTTGACCCGGTTACAGAATTCGCTCAGCGTCACAGGACGATAACGAAAGACGTGGCGCTTGGAGGTGCCGGACTTGGAGTTGCTTTTGGTTTGGGGCGTTTTCTGCGTGGTGGACTTGGTGCAAACCTCGGGCGTGCGACGGCTGGAGTTCAGACCGTCCGTTCGATGGCGGGGCTTGAGGCCGACGGGACATTTTCAAAGCCGTTCTTCGTCATCGTTGTAAACCAGATCGGTCGTACGAATCCGCTGGCTCCTGGGCCACCCATTCCGCCGGAAGAAGGGCCGATGACGAGAGGGCGCAGGCCACCAGGTCGTTGGAACAGGGCGTTGAGAGCAGGAGGAAGGGCGACGTACGTTATTGCGGCGCTCGATGCTTTTACAGAGGCAACCCAGGGTAAGAGCATTTTCGATACGAAGACGTGGACAACTAATCAGCAAGGAAAACCGCTCCACTGGTCGGATGCGGTTCCATTCTGGAAGTGGGGGCACCCGAACTGGAACCTTCTTGATCCTCGCAAGTCAAGTGGCATCGCGAAGATCATGGGCATTTTCGGCGGTGGCAACGACCAAGAGCGTCAGATGCGGCAGAACCAGATCACACTCGCCCAGGCGGCTTTTTCAGCAGAGGGCCGTCGTGGTCGCGTTGTCTCGATTGCAGACCCCGGCGTCAACGTGCAAGAGCAGGGCGGCGTGGTCACGCTGAACGTGAACGTGAAAACGCCGGATGGCAAGACGACGAGGGCGAAGGTTCATATCCCGCAGAGCATCTGGAAGAACAACAATGTCCCGACTCGCCAAGGCAAGGTCGGAGGGAGAAGGTAAATGGCACCTCGCCCGCCAGTGATCGATTGGACTTCCGCTCAGCGTTGGAAGCCGAACAGGGGCATGGAT